AGAAGTGGAAGAAACTGCTGAGAAAGCAGAAGAAACCTCTGAAGAAGTGGAAGAAACTGCTGAGAAAGCAGAAGAAACCACTGAAGAAAAACCAAAACGCAAGAAAGCAACAAAGAAAGAGGAAGAATAGCATGGACACTGGTCAGTTAGTGGAATTACTTAAAATCAAATTAGGAATTGCTTCAAATTTGCGAGATAAAACACTAGAGAAGATTGTCTCAAGCGTCATCAGCGAATTAACAAACAATCTGGGTGTTGAATTGGTTCCAGATCGTGCTGACCATGAAATGTTCATTGTTGACTTTGCTGCTTATCGCTATGAAGGTGGTGTTGATTTACCACGTCACCTTCAATGGCGCTTGCACAATCTGCAAATCTCTTCCAAGAAAGAGGTGCGAGATGTGGAATGATGAAATCACATTGATAGGTTTTAAAATTACAGGTAAGGACAAGCTCAAGCAAGATCTGACTGAGAAAGTAAAGACTACAATTTTTTGTAAGAAAAAATCTATCACACGATCCGAATTTTACCAAGCCAACCAGGCTGGCATTCGTCCAAATCTGATTGTTGATATTCACAGCTTTGAATATGACAATCAGGAATTTGCTGAATTTGGCGGTAAGGAATACCGGATTTTGAAGACATATCCAATCAACCTCAACATCCTTGAATTGACTTTAGTGGAGAAAATGACATGAGCCAAGATCTAGCCAGTCAAATTGCTAAAGCATTAGCAGAGTATTCCACAGAAGTTGAAGAAAAAGTGGATAAGATAGCAGAAGAAACAGCAGAAGAGACCGTCCAAGAATTGAAAGTAACAAGTCCAAAGCGTTTTGGGAAGTATGCCAAAACGTGGAAGAAAAAGAAAATGGGGAAAGGTAATTTTGTAGTGCATAACACAAATTACCGCCTCCCTCATTTGCTTGAATTTGGACATATTAAAAGGAACGGGGGACGGGTTTCCGGCATTGTACACATCAAGCCGGCAGAAGATCACGCTATTGAGAATTTTGAAAAGAAATTGAAGGAGCTTGGAAGATGAAGCTGTCAGAGTTTGCAGATATTTTGGAACAGGCTGGCTTGCCAGTCACTTACAAGGCATTCAGGGAAGGAAATGTCCCCACGCTGCCTTACCTTGTCTATTTTGAAAGCTTGCCATCTATCACAGGAACAGACAATCAAGCATCATACATGATCCGTGCTGTCACTGTAGAATTGGCATTTGAACGAAAAGATGAGGAGCTAGAAGAACGATTGGAAGAGCTGTGGAATGACCACAAGCTCTTTTATGATGTTCAAGAAGAGAATTTTATTGAATCAGAAAGACTGTTTGTGAAGTCTTATGAAGTCTATCTATATTGAGGAGGAAAGAAATGACTGAAAACAAAGTTACATTTGGACTTGAAAATGTCCATGTGGCACCAATCCAATCCATTAGTGAAGCAGGAGTGATCACTTATGGGCAAGTTTTCCGGTTTCCGGGAGCGATGGAATTGACGCTGGACCCTAAAGGGGATTCAGGATCAGTGAAAGCTGATAACATTGATTATCACTTCATCAACTCAAATGAAGGTTATGAAGGTAAATTTAAAATCCCACACATCATTGAAGCCTTTGCTACAAAAATTTTGGGCGATGTCAAAGACCCTTCAACAGGAGTTGTCACAGAAAAAGCAGATGCACAGACAACCAACTTTGCTCTTATGTTTGAATTCGCTGGTGATGCTAACAAGACACGTCATGTCCTGTATTACTGTTCAGCAAATCGCCCATCTAGCGGATCAGCTACCAAGAACGGAACCAACGTGAATGAACGTGAATTGAGCTTCAAGGCTAGTCCTCGCCCAGGCGATCAAGTGGTGAAACGTTCCATCACATCAGCGGATGATCAAGAAGTTTATAAGAAATGGTTTGAAAAGGTTTATGAACCTAATCAAGCTTTGTAATTAGGGAGGTCTTAAATGCGTAAGAGTGTGATCATTAGTGAAAAGGAGTTTGAGCTTGTAACAAATGCTTACACTCCTATCGCTTATAAGAGTGAGTTTGGGAAGGATTTCTTCCAAGATCTATTTGGAATGATCTCAAACCAGAACATCATGCAAATGGCCGAGAATGGCAACAATGAAGTTGACATCAACATGTTGGCCAATTTTGACATGACCTTCTTCAATCGCTTGTTTTGGGTTTTCACGAAGTCAGGAAATCCACACATCAAGCCTTATGAACAATTTTTCATGGAAATGGAAGAATTTCCTTTGCAGGGCATTGCTCCAATTCTAATGGAAATGATCAATGAGACAATGACGTCAAAAAAAAACCAGATGAGTCAGAATCAGCCAGTGATGAAATCTTTACAGTAGAATCATACCTTTCCTGTTGTAAAGAAACTGGACTTACAATTGATGATCTAAAGCACATTTCAATTGGAATGGCTCTGGACTATCAAACAGATTATGTGAATTTGCGCACCGAAAACAAATCAGAAACACGCAAGGCCACACAGTCAGATTTTGACTCATTTTAGTCTGAAATAGAGTGCTGAGAGGAAGAATCTGAGGTCAAGTTCATCGAATGGATGGACAATTGATCACAAGAATCCTTTAGGCGCTCTTTATATTTTTATACGAAAGGAGGAAACATGGCCGGTAATATTAAAGGGATAAAAATTGAAATTGGCGGTGACACACAGCCCCTTCAAAATGCCCTGAAAAAAGTAAATTCTGCTTCTGTTGAAGCAGCAAAAGAATTGAAGAGTATTGACAAGGCTCTAAAATTTGACACAGGGAATGTGACTCTATTGGCTCAGAAGCAAGAAGTCCTCCAAAAGCAAGTCTCAACAACCAAGGAGAAATTGGAAACATTGAGACAGGCACAAGCACAAGTTGAAGCTCAGTTCAAAAGCGGTGACATTGGCGCAGATCAGTACCGTGCATTTCAACGGGAAGTGGTCCAGACAGAGAACATCCTGAAAGGCTATGAGAACAAGCTTGAAAATGTCAATAAGGCATTGGATGGAAATGGGAATGCCACCAAGTCCAACCGTGAACAACTGAAAGAGCTTCAAAATGAGCAACAGCGTCTTGCAAGTGAAGGTGACAAAGTTGTCAGCTCATTCAAATTGCAAGAAAGCCAAATGGGTTCCAATGCTAGTGAAGCAGACAAGCTGGCACTTGCTGAACAAAAGATTGGGAAGCAAAGTGAGATTGTTGCTCAACAGGTCGAGAACCTTGAGAAGCAATTGGCTATTGCAAAGCAAGAATATGGCGAGAACTCAACAGAAGTCAATAAGCTAGAGACTCAACTGAATGAGTCCAAGGCTGCCTTCAACGGGCTTGCCAATGAAATGGAGAACCTTGGTGAGTCAGGAAAGAAAGCCAGTAGCGGTCTTGAAGAGACAAATAAGCTTCTGAAAGCTGAGTTACTAAATCAATTCTCTGAGAAGCTATCTGAGATCAGTCAAAAGTTGGTTGATTTTGGAAAGAGCGCCCTAGATGCGTTCCGGGAAATTGATGAGGGAATGGACACCATTGTCACCAAGACTGGTGCCGGTGGAAAAGCTCTTGAAGATATGCAAGGCATTGCAACAGGAATTTATAATGGCATGTCAATTGATTTCAGTAAGATTGGAAGTGCAGTCGGTGAGGTCAACACTCAATTCAAATTGACTGGTGACGCTCTAAAAGTGACTTCTGAAGATTTGCTTAAGTTTTCTGAAATTAATGAGACTGATGTTTCAAATGCCACAATTCAATCAAAGCAAGCAATGGAAGCTTATGGCTTATCTATTGATGACTTAACAGAGATTCTTGATAACGTAACCTATGTATCTCAAGATACCTCTGTGTCGGTAGAGCAATTGATGCAAAAAGCAACTGATGGCGCTCCACAAATCAAGATGCTTGGTCTTGAATTTGGTGAAGCAGTCACTTTGATTGGTCAGCTTGAAAAAAGCGGGGTTGATTCATCATCCGCATTGTCTGGTTTAACAAAGGCGGCAGGGGCTTATACTAAAAAAGGGAAAACAATGAAAGAAGGTCTCAAAGAGACCATCGAAGCCATCAAGAACAGTAAATCAGAGACAGAGGCAATGGGAATTGCCATGGAGATCTTTGGTGCTAAGAAAGCTCCTCAGATGGTTGATGCCATTAAACGTGGGGCGTTGAGTTTTGAAGAACTAGGCTACACTTCGCAAGTATCGGCTGGTCTGGTTTCTCAGACTTACGAAAACACTCTGGATCCTATCGATAAATTTACATTGGCACAGCATGGGCTAAAAACAGTCATGGCTGAAGTCGGTGGGGCTATAGCAGAAACATTCGCTCCAGTGCTTGATGTACTTGTAGGCCTTTTTAAAAATGTTGCAGAATGGGTAAATAAATTGCCTGGGCCAATTAAAGAACTTGTAGTTGTATTTGGAAGTATTGTGACAGTAGCTGGAGTACTGTCCCCAATATTCCTCGCATTACAAGCGGCAGCAATGGCAGCTGAAACCACTATAGGTGGACTGATAGCTGCTGCATTACCAATAATTGGAACAGTTATAGCAGTAGCTGCTGCAATTGCTGGAATTATAGTAGTTATTAAGTATTTATGGGAAACCAATGAGGGATTCAGGACCGCTGTTGAAACAGTTTGGAATGCTATCATGTCGGTCATCAATACTGTTGTCCAAGCTATTTCAAGCTTTGTCATGGAAATATGGGGAACACTGACAACATGGTGGAATGACAATCAACAATTGATCAGGCAGACAGCAGAAACTGTCTGGAATGCTATTTCAGCAGTAGTGACAACAGTCATGAATGTTCTTGGTCCTTTTATTGAAACTGCATGGAATAACATTTCAACCGTAATTTCCACGGTCTGGGATACCATCAAAACCGTAGTTGAAACAGCTATCAATGTGGTATTAGGCATCATTAAGACTGTGATGCAAATTATCAACGGGGACTGGTCTGGGGCTTGGGAATCCATCAAGGGCATCGCTGAAAGCATCTGGAATGGTATCAAGAGCATTGCTGAATCTGTATTCAATGCGATGGCTCAGATCTTATCTAACATCTGGAACACTATTTCAAGCACTGCATCAAGTATCTGGAATGGCATCAGCTCAACCCTATCAGGGATCTGGAATGGAATTTCAAGCACGGTCTCAAGTGTGTTCAATGGAATTTCAAGCACGATTTCAGGCATCTGGAACGGTATCAGCTCAACTGCATCAAGCATTTGGAACGGTATCAAAGACACGATTGGGGGAGCGATTAACGGTGCCAAAGATTTAGTTGGGAATGCTATTGATGCAATTAAAGGCTTCTTCAATTTTCAATTTAAGTGGCCACACATCCCACTACCTCACTTTAAGGCCAGCGGGTCACTGAACCCAATGGACTGGCTGAAAGGTAAAGGGATTCCAAGCATTGGTATTGACTGGTATGCCAAAGGTGGTATCTTAACCAAGCCCACAGCATTTGGCATGAATGGAAATAGCCTGATGGTTGGTGGTGAAGCAGGAAAAGAAGCAGTCCTACCACTGAATGAACGGAACTTGAGCGCCATTGGCCGTGGCATCGCCCAAACAATGGACCCACAAGGAACCGTGATCAACATCAACATCTCTGACAACATCATCAGAGAAGAAGCTGATATTGGGAAGATCGCTAATAAGGTATCTCAGAAGATAGCTGCTGAATTGAGAAGACAGAAAGAATTGAGAGGAGCGCCTGCATGGTAAAATACAACGAATTGATCATTGATGGAGTTGGAACCTCATCATTTCCATTTGATGTGATTGTGCTGGAAGGTCCTACAATTCAAGTTGGTCTCTCAAAGGATAAGCTACTGAGCCATGATGGAGTTAGTGGATATATTGTTCAGTCAAATCCTCATAGAGAAGCGATTGAAAAGAAATACACTCTTCAACTCATCAACCCAACAGAGTTGCAAGTCCTTGAATTTGTCCAATTCCTTTCCAAAAGGAATTTCTGGCTTGAGAATCAACAGAACAAGCTCACAAGATGGTTCTGCTATCAGACAAAGGTGTCTGACACTCAGAGAGATAAAACTAAAATGTATTCTGTGGAAGTGACATTTGTTTGTCACCCCACAAAATACATGAAGAACAACGATATTCAAACTCTCACCTCAAATGGTGTTCTCAGGCTACAAGGCAGCTCATTGGCTTTTCCTAAAATCACAATTAGAGGAAACAGCTCATCAGAGACCAGCTTCACCATTGGAAAGCAAACCATCAAGCTTGAACAGCTATCTGATAGCGCTGTGATGGTGAATGATCCACAGAATCCAAGCTTTTTGGACAAGAAAGGAAATCTGGTGAAGTGGTCAGGAGATTTCATCACAATTGACGCTAACCAAAATCAAAAGACCATTGGTGTGGTTTTGGGACCTGGCATTCAATCTCTTATTTTTGAAACCAATTGGGGGTGGTTATAATTCTTTATCTATTAGACAGAAATGTGCAAACAGTGAAATGGAATGGGCAACCACTCCATGAAGCAACCAAAGCAGAAGTTGAAGAAGTAACCAATGTAAGCTACACTCTCAAAGTTGACTATCCAATCACAGACACTGAAATTTACAAGAAATTTCAGGAAGACATGCTCATCATCGCCCCAACTCCTATCACTGGCCGGCAACTGTTCCGGATTAAGGAGATCAGCGAGCAAGATGACACAGTGAACCTGACTTGCCAGCACATCACAGAGGACATCTTCAAGCGCTCTGTTCGTCCTATCAAGGTTTCAAACTCAACCTGTCAAATCGCCTTGAATGCTATGATTTCAGCAGTCAAGACACCACTTGGAAAGTTTTCATTCACAAGCAATATCATGGACAATAGAACCTTCAACACCACAGAAGATGAAACGCTCTATAAGATCCTTATGGATGGCAAACATTCCATTGTTGGTGCTTGGGAAGGTGAGATGATCCGTGACAACTTCCTGATTGACATTCCGAAAAGCCGGGGGATTGATCGTGGTGTGGTAATTACCACACATCAAAACTTGAAGCAGTATGAACGAAATAAGAGCAGTTCAAGCATCATCACAAGACTACATCTTAAATCAACCTTCAAGCCAGAAGGGGCAGAAAAAGACACGGTTCTTAAAGTTACCGTGGACAGCCCCCTCATTGGCAAATACCCTTATATCAATGAAGCTGAGTATGAGAACAATGATCTTACCACAGAGGAAGAATTGAGAAAATGGGGTGAAGCCAAATTCAAGAATGGAGACATTGACAAGCCCACTGATCAAATCAAGATCGAAGCTTATGAGCTAGATGGTCAAATTGTACACCTTGGAGATACAGCATCCCTCATGAGCTTGAAGCATGATGTCATGTTAAAAAAGGAAGCTGTAGGCTATGTTTTTGATGCTTTGTCAGAAAAGTACATCTCTCTTACATTCGATGACAAGGCTGGCCACGGTGGAGGCATGTCAGGATCAAATGGAATTTCTGATGTAGCATCTGAAATCCTTGATACAGTCCAAAAGACTCAAGAGGATGATGAATACTTCAAGAAATTGAAAGTATTGGTTGATAATGCCAATAGAGCTTTTGAAGACAAAGCAGGAGCCTTGGGGAAAGAGATCACTGATGGGATTGAGCAAGCCAAAGCACAAGCAGAAGTAGTCAAAGCAGAAATCTCAGCTCAAGTCACTGAGAAAATCAATGCTGCTAATCAGAAGAATAAAAATGAAATTGTAGAAGAGTTTAAGGCTCAATACAATGGCATCGAAGTCAAAATGGAAGGCTTGCAAGCTATTACTGACAAATTAAAGACCAGTGATGCAGACATCCAGAAACTGATCAATGATTTCAAGGCTCAGGCACAGAGCCAATTTGTCGGGATCCAAGGCGCACAATCACGATTTGAGCAAACGACAGAGAAAGCCATCTCTGACCTCACTAATGTGACCAATGGCAAGGCTGATCGGTCTTATGTTGAACAGACGGTGAATGGCATCAAAGAAGAATTTACCTCAATTGGTGTCAGTGGTGGTCCTAACATGCTCAGGAACTCAAGAGCAGATGAAGGCTTGAAATATTGGACCGAACCAAATGGACGAATGAGCTTTACATCTCACCAGTTCTATTTCAATGGACAAAAGCGGATGTTCTCTCTAAGGCCGGGAGCGATGGTTCAAAGTCCACGCTTCATTGTTAAACGAAATAAAGACTACATTCTTAACATAACAGCATTTGACGCTAACACAAAGAATGTAAAGATTTCATTTTGTAAACGCAAAAAAGGTTCCTCAGCGGACTTTGAGGAAAAACAAGAAATCTTCAATAAAACTGGTTCTCCTGCCTTCAACTCTCATGAAGCTTTAAAACGTACTTTCAAATTTAACATTGGCGAATTTGATGAAGGTTATTTTCTATTTGAATATCAGGGCAATCCTCATGGGTGGTCTGGCATGTTCATGACAGAATTGGACTTTTATGAAGGAAGTAATGACCGCTTGTGGCAACCAGCCCCAGAAGATCAAAATTATCTGGTAGAACAAGCGCAAGCAACATTTGAGCAGACCATCCAAGGCCTATCTACTCAATTAACGAAATTAGAGACTAAGACTGGCCCAACCGGTGAACTGGAACAGCGCATGCTGACCTATTCTGAGAAAGCTGCTGTGGATGCTTTAAAAGCAACCAGACAAATTCTAGAACAAGGGTATGTTGCTAAAGCGCAATACACTGAAGATGTAGCTGGAATCACAAGAAGATTTGATGAAATCGTGCAAGCAGGAGAGAACCTGCTTAAAAACAGCGGCAATCCTCAAAATGTAGACGGTTGGGGTTACTATGAACCTGGTTTAAATCCAGAAGTTACCACATCAACCATTCCAATCTACTACAACGAATCCAGAAAACTCTTTAAACTTGATAATTCAACAGGTAGTGAAAAAATTGCAGCATCCCAGCGCTTCAACATCAAAAGAAATACAACTTACACTGTTTCATTTGATGCGATTGGATCAGACAATCTTAAATCTGCTACATTCTACCTTTTGGCAAGGAAAAAAGGCGAGACAGGAACCTTCTCAAAAGTATTCACACTTGCTGACAAGATCACTGTGCCACAAGACAGAATCACACGCTACTATTTCACAATCAATTCCGAAGAATATGATGAAGCATTCTTGCGATTTGACAACACTGGATCATCAAATGGACAGCCAGCAAGTCTCTATTTTGGTGATATTGATGTGTATGAAGGATCTATCAAGAGAGCCTACCAACCGCCAACAGATGATGGTTCATCCGTGATTGAAGCCAAACTTGCTGAGTTCAAACAAGGAATTGATGGGCAATTCACAACATTCTCCACAGAATTTGGAATGAGGCTGTCCAGTCAAAATTCTGTCCTCAATGACAAGTTGGACGATTTCAAGGACAGCATAAACGGGCGATTTGCTAACTATCAGCAAACTGTCAATGGTCAAGTGGCAACAATTGTCAGCCAGTTTGATGGAGTTTTGAAAAAAACAGACATCAACATCACAGATGGTCAGATCTCATTTGGAACAGGTAAGAGCATCAACGGAAGAACCATTAGTTCCTTGCTTGTGCAAGAACCAGAAGCAATTGCTCTAATCGCTCAATTGATTAAAGTTAAAGGCGACATGGTAGTTGATGGATCCATCACAAGCAGGCATCTGGCTTCTCAGAGCGTTCGGACAGGCCACATGGAATCTGGCTCAGTCACTACTCAGATTCTTGCGAGTAATGCAGTAACCGCAGATAAATTGTTAGTAGATTCTGCAATGATCAATAAGTTTGTATCAAATCAAGCATTTATCAGAGAGTTGACTTCACAGAAGGCATTCATCACTCAATTAAACTCTATTGACATCGCTTCAAATCGTTTCACTGGCGATAGAATTACCTCTTCTGATGGATCATTAACTTTTGATTTGGTGAAAAATCAATTAACAATGACAAACAACACAGCGGCTATCGTGCGAGAAGACGCAGGATATCCAACGCAATTTATAAGATACGAGTCCAGCATCGAACAGAATCAGAAGCATTCGAGGACAATTATTGGCAGCAATCGGAATGGCTCAAAAAATTGGAATTCCGTATCATTTTCGGGAATCGTAATTGACAACAATTCCAATAATGGAGTTGATAAACTTCTTCAGTTCGGAGACTATAATTATATGCGTCATGCTTCGGGCGACGATGGTTGGAATTTTAGTGTAGTAACCCAGACGCTAATTCCGGGGACTTGGACGAAGAACTCAGAAATTTGGTGCAGGCATTTTGTTATCCCAAAGAGAACAAAATCAGATACAGATTCTCCAACAGAGTTTATCCGTCTTGACGAAAGTGTGGCCGCTTTATGGAAGCTGTGGGCGCATGCCCTTGGTCAAATTAATATGACCGGTGCAATGAAAGCGAAAGTACAAAGCATGCTAGAATACTTCTCTTACAATCGAGATCATATTTTATAATGGAGTAAACAAATGAAAGAAAACACTTATGTATCAATCATCACAGATCTAGCTAATCAATTGGCTAGTAAATCAATCAATGAAGCTGAGTTCAAAGCACGATTGACTGAAGCACAACAGGAGAAACAACAGCTCCTCAAAGAACTAGAAAGCTATCGCTCTGTTCTGGAATCTGACAAAGATTTGAAGGACCTATTTGAAGAAGTTAAAAATAAGAATGAGGTAAATGTTTAATGAATTATAAAGTACAGTTTAAATCCTATGATCCAGTAGCTAATGCCACAAAGGTTTCCATCAAACAAGATTATCCTTACCGTGTATTTGAAGAATCCCTTTCAAATAACCGCATGGGAGATGAAGAAGCAACCCTTGTGGATGCTGTCTTGAATCTTGTCCGGATGGAACTAGACCCATCTGGCGCTATTGTGGCCCTCAAGAAAGAGCTTGACAAGTCTGTTGATGCCAATAAGGACGCCATCAATAAAATTCAAGAACTCACTCATGAAAACGAAAAGAAAGATGTCCTAATTCAAAATAACAAAGCACTTGCTGATTGGTCTGTACTTGTAGCTGTGACCAATCAAGATAATCCACTTGATCCAACTTTTTACAAGCGAGCGCTTGAACTTGTGGAAGCTGCTCAAGTAGGTAAAGCCTACAAACAACATGACATCTTCACTTTGATTGACCCAGACCACACTGAAAAATTCAGTGAAGGAAAACGTGTGCTAGTGCAAGTCAACTATGATTTTGTCTATAATGGTGAATCAATCCAAGACTTGAAAGGCCCACTTCTCCAAAATGGGAAACTTGCAATCTATAATTGGGAAGTACCAAAAGAAGAGAATAAAAACAAACCATCTGGAGATCTTGAAACTCAACCAGTAGCGCAACCCAAACCATAAATTGAGAGGAGTGTGATTGATGTATAAAGAACCCGATGGAATCTTTGGAATCATTGAAGTAGTACGGGATTTTTATGATCACGGTATTGATGAACACATGATTGTGTTCATGTTTATGGCCATTGTTGCTCTAGATATTGTTATAGGAGTATCT